CAAGAGCAAAAAGAAAAAGATGAATTTGCTATTGACTTTGCAGTATGGTGTATTAAAAAAAGAATAGATTTCTTTGATAGTACAGAAATTGGAGAAACATATACTATTGATGGATTTGTAAGTAAATATAAAATTAATGAACTATTAGAAATCTATAAAAAAGAAAAAGGATTATGACACTAAAAGAAAAAGCAGAAGAAATAACTTTAAAATATTATAATTTAGGTAAACATTTATATGTTCCTATAAGTTTTGCAAAACAATGTGCATTAATAGCAGTTGATTTAATATTAGATGAAACTATTTATTATTTTAATGATGATGATTTATTTGTAGAATATTGGCAAGAAGTTAAACAAGAAATAGAAAAATTATGACACCAGAACAAAGAGCATACATACTATATAACAAATATACAAAAGCATATAATAGATTTGTAGTAAGTGGTTATATTAAACAAGGTTTAGATGAATGGAAACAAATAGCTATTGAATTAGGTAAACTATATGAAGCAAAAGAAAGGGCAAAGAATTATATGAGATTGAAACAAGGATATAAACAATAAACAAAAATGTTTATTTTTAATTTGAATAATCAAATTTTTTTTCAAGATGGCAAACGGACACGGTGGGGCAAGACCCAATTCAGGAAATAAAACAAAACAAGACTTTGAAAAAACTAATACTATTTTGCTTACAGCTATCAAACAAATAAAAAATGTTGAAACAGATGAAGAAGCAAGAATTGAATTAGCAAAAGATTTATATAATACACAAAGAGGACAATTATTTATTGCTGAACATATATTTGGTAAACCAAAAGAAACTATTGAAGCTACACATAATGTAAATGACTTTAATATAAAAGATATATTTAAAATTGGAAATAAAACTGAATGATAAATATAATCTATTAGGAAGTGATAGTAGATACTTTGTAATTACAGGAGGAAGGGGAAGTGGTAAATCATATTCTTTAAATTCATTTTTATTGCTTCTTACTTATGAAGTAGGTCACGTAATATTATTTACAAGATATACATTAACATCTGCAAACGTTTCTATTATACCAGAATTTATAAGTAAGATTGAATTAGCTGATTTAAGCAGTGATTTTTATATTACTAAAGATGAAATAGTAAATTTAAAAACAGGTTCTAAAATCTTATTTAAAGGTATTAAAACAAGTAGTGGAACACAAACTGCATCTTTGAAATCATTAGCTGGAGTTACAACTTGGGTTTTAGATGAAGCTGAAGAATTAACAGATGAAGAAACATTTGAGAAAATAGATTTTAGTATTAGAACTAAAGGAATACAAAATAGAGTTTTACTAATATTAAATCCAGCAACAAAAGAACATTTCATATATAAGAAATTCTTTGAAGATAAAGGTGTACAAGATGGAAGTAATTTAATCAAAGATGATACAACTTACATACATACAACTTACCAAGACAATATAGAAAACCTATCACAATCTTTTATAAGTCAAATAGAGAATATCAAACAACGTAGACCGGAAAAGTATAAGCATCAAATATTAGGTGGATGGTTAGATAAAGCAGAAGGAGTTATATTTACAAACTGGACAATAGGAGAATATAAACAAATAGGTAAATCAGTATTTGGTCAAGATTTTGGTTTTAGTAATGACCCAACAACATTAATAGAATGCAATATAGATACTTCTAATAAACGTATTTATATAAATGAACGTTTCTATTTGCCTTCATTAACAACGTCTCAAATATACAATTTAAATAAACAACATTGTTTAGATAGTTTAATAGTAGCAGATAGTGCTGAACCAAGATTGATAAGTGAATTACAAACAAGTGGTTTAAATATAGTTCCAGCAATTAAAGGTCAAGGTTCTGTAACTTATGGAATATCTTTATTACAGGATTATGATTTAATAATATCGCCAGAAAGTATAAACTTAATTAAAGAGTTAAACAATTATTGTTGGTTAGAAAAGAAATCTAATACACCTATTGATAATCACAATCATTTAATTGATGCTTTAAGATATGCAGTTAGTTATCAATTAGAAAATCCAAACAAAGGAAACTATTTTATATACTAATGACTTACGGACAAATAATAGCAGCAATACAATGTTATATACATCACGTTAAAGGAATAGAAGTTCAGATTAACTTACCACGTAATGTAGGCGAAATTAAAAAAATGAAACAAATGTATAGTGTAGCAAGTGCTTACCTTTCATAGTAAGATAACTATTAAAATCAACGTTTATATTTACACAAAAGGTAATGAAAGAAGAAGAAGATGTATTTGAAAATATGGAGTTTGAAGCAGCTGATACAAGATATGAAATAATATCTATGTGCAATCAAGCATTAAATTCAGTTGAAGGATTTGATACAGGTATGATAAGTAAAGAAGATGCATTTAAGATTAAACAAATAAAAAGAAAGTGTTTAGCATTAATTGATTTGCATATTGGAATGATATATGATGAAAACTTTGATAGTTAAAGAAATGTTAAAATGTATTTTATTTAAAACAATATAGTTATATTTGTATCAAATAAAAAACAAATGAACACATATATGAAAAAGTATTTAATAACTTACTGGACACAACGTAATGATGAAAGTACAGATGTAGAAATTATTATAGAAGCATTAAATGAATTAGATGCTATGAAACAATTTTTAGATAAAAAATTAGTATATCGTAAAATAGAAAGTGTAGAAGAAATAGTTTAAATTTTGGTTAATAATGGTTGAATTAAGAGTTACAGAAATGTAGCTCTTTTTTTTGTTTAATACAATTTGCACTTTATTTTATTTTTAAATAAAAAACAATGAAGTTACAGATTACAATACCAACAAGTTTATCAGAAATAACATTAGAACAGTATCAAAAGTTTTTATCTATTGCAAAAGATAATCCTGATGGTGAATTTCTTCAACATAAGATGGTAGAAATATTTTGTGGTATAGATTTAAAGAATGCTGCTAAAATAAGTTTTAAAGATGTTAATGAAATAACAACTAACCTATCAAATCTATTCAATCAAAAATATGATTTAAAAAGAACGTTTAAATTAGGTAATACTGAATTTGGTTTTATAACTAACCTTGATGAAATTACACTTGGTGAATATACTGATTTAGATAAATACATAAGTGATTGGAATATGATGCATAATGCAATGGCAGTATTATATAGACCAATTACAAAGAAGCTAAAAGATAAATATCAAATAGAAGAATACAATGGAAGTTACACTTATTGTGATGCTATGAAGTTTATGCCAGTTGATGTAGCATTAGGTGCAGTGGTTTTTTTTTACAATTTAGGCAACGAATTACTGAAGTCTACGATACATTATTTGGAGAACAACAAGGAATTTCAGAATATAGTAAACAATCACAATTTGGAAGTAAATGGGGTTGGTATTCATCATTCTATGCTTTGTCTCAAGGAGATGTTAGAAGATTTGAAGATATTTCCAGAATTAGGTTATCAGTTGCATTAACATTTTTAACATTTGAAAAAGAAAAGAACGAAATAGAAACTGAATTAATAAGAAGTAAATAATGAAAGGATTTTATCAAATAACAACAGCAATAAAAGACCAACTATATAAAGATATATTTGTAAATACAGTTTCATCTGGTGATATATTTGAAATAGATTTAAACAAGCAAACTATATTTCCTTTGTCGCATATTATTGTAAACAATGCTACATACAATGGCAACACTTGGTTGTTTAATATATCAGTTCTATGTATGGATGTTGTTGACTTTAGTAAGACTGAACAAACAGACCAGTTTTTAACAAATGATAATGAACAAGATGTATTACATACACAACTAATGGTTATTAATAGATTATTAGAAGTATTAAGACGTGGAACTTTATATGATGATTTATACCAGTTGCAAGGCACACCTAATTGTGAACCATTTGTAGATAGGTTTGAAAACAAAATAGCTGGTTGGACAGTTACATTTGATGTTATGGTTGCTAATGAAATGACAAGTTGCGAAAATGAATGCTAATAATTTAACATCTACAAAAGAAGTTTTAGAAGCATATAAAAAATATGTTATTCAACAAGCAAGAAGTAATTTATCTAAAGGCAATAAGAATGTTTCTAAACAACTTTATAATAATATTAAAGGTGAAATACTATATGAGAATAATTATTTCTTATTAGGTTTTAGTATGCCTGATTATGGCTTTTATCAAGATGAAGGTGTTAAAGGTGCAGACCCAACACAAGTATCAAAGAATGCAAAGATAAAAGGGCAACAAGCACCGAATAGTAGGTTTAAATTTAAAAGAAGAATACCATCAGCACCATTTGAACAATGGGCAAAGTTTAGAAACATAAGATTACGTGATGCAAAAGGTAAATTTGTAAAAGGTAATTACAAATCAATAGGTTATATTATAGCTAAAAATGTATGGGCAAGGGGAATTAAACCTTCTTTATTTTTTACAAAACCATTTGAAGCTGGATATAAAAAATACATAGATACAGATTTAATAAAAGCATTTGGAGACGATATAGAAACATTAATAGATTATACAATAACAAATAAATAAAATGGCAATAAATGTAATATTAGCTAGAAGTCCTTATCAAGTTGTTATAAACGAGGCAAACCAAATAAGAACAAAAGTTGAATTAAGACTTTGGAATAAGGGAGGTACAAGACCTACAAACCCAACTTATATAATGAGTGAAGGAATTGCATCAGTAACACAAAGAGAAACCAATTATAATATATCACCATTTATTTTAGAATATATAAACAAATTTAAATTACAATATGAAATTGATGATATAATTGAAGCAGATAATAATGAATGGTGCATTGGAGAATATAAAACTTTTTATGAAACAAATGATTTAGATTTTACATTAATAGATACAGTTTCTTTTTGTGCCGTGAATGGATATTCAACAGTAGAACAGGGAATGAATTTTAATTCAACACTAGAAAATAATCATTTATTACTAGCAAATCCAAATATAAAAGTTTATTGGAAAAATACTATTCCTTATTATAATTTTATTGTAAAAAATAATGGAGTTACTTATATAGCAGAATGGTTCAACAAAAGAGATGAACGTTTAAAAGTACAAGCCTTTTATACTGGAACAAATGATTTTTTTAATTATGCAATTCCTTTAGTATTTGAAAATAGTACTTATGTGAATATAAGTAGTATAGACCCCGAATTTATTTACAAAATTGAAACAGAGGAAATATGTGAGCCAAAATATCCAATACAAACAATGTGGTTTGTAAATAAGTTAGGAGGCTGGAATCAGTTTAATTTTTTCAAAGCGAGTTACAATTCTATTGATGTTAAAAATAGTGATTATGCTTTAATGCAAAAAGAGGTTAATTATGATTATAGAAGAGGACAGACAAAGCCATTTAATATAAACGGAAATGAAAGTTTAAAAGTAAATACTGGATGGGTAACAGAGGACTATTACGAGTGGATTGAGCAAATGATGTTAAGCGATACTATATTGTTAAACCCAGAAACACCGGTTACAATTAAGACCACAAGTATGCAAAAGAAAACATCTCTTAATGATAAAACTATTAATTATACTTTAGATTTTGAATTTGCAAATAAACTAATTAATAATATCATATAATGAAATTAAGTACAGAGGTTTATATTAAGAAAAATACTTTAGAAATTAGCGGGAAAATAACTGCTGATAATTCATCGCCATTTTTAGGAATGAGTACTAATTTGACAATGACTACAAATCAATATGTAGGCTTTTATATTAAAATTGTTTCTGGAGGTAGTACGGGATTAATTAGTTGGATAACTGGAAATGATGCAAGTAAAATAGATTTAG